ACGACCATCTGGTTTACTAGTGCTCGTTTTCGTCTTAAATTTATCTACATAAGCTATATTGAAATCTATTAATCCTAAATCACCATTTGTATTTATTGTAAGATTTTTAGCCAATACATCACCGTGATATACTTTGGCTCGTTTAAGATTTGATAAAATACACTTAATTTGCTCTTCCAACTGTAAATCATTCCGTTTTAACTCTTTAATTTCTTTACTTTTAAGATGAGAAAGCGTTTTACCCAAATGAGTCATTTTAATTTGTAAATTATTGCCAGTTTCTGTTGTATTTACTATTTTCGGAAAGTGAGCTCTGTTTTTTTTACAAGTACATATGAAATTTTGGTCTAAGGCCTTTAAACAAGCAGTTTCTAATAAATAGGAATCAAGGCCATCTAAATTGGTGTATTTATTTATCACCGCCTTATTTATATTTTTAGTAAAAGTTTTCGTATAATTAGTATAGTTTTCGTATTTTTTGATGATTATTAGTAAAAATGATATTACTAATAAAATAATCAGCAACTGTGTTTTATTCATTTATAAATAACATAGATATTAGTTATTTTTACATACCTTAAAAAGGATTTTTTTAATGGTTTTTTATTTTTAGTTTTTTTAAATTTTCTTATTTTTATCGCGGGCTGTACCAATACAATATCGTGCCGTCTGGTGCCTTTGCTGGCAAAAGACCACACCTTATATGCAAATCGTACAAATGCTTTTTCTGAGCCATTCTGTGCTCCTCTTTTAGCCTTTGCTTTACGTGGTATTCCGCTATCGAAGTGAAGTTGTCAATTTCTCCGCACTTCAAGTAACGAGAAATCTCGCAATTAGGCACAAGGTTTCCTATTTCCTTTATCAGCTTTTGTTTCTTTCTTCCCGCCTTAATCCCCAACCGTTGGCATATTTTTTGTATTACTCTGTAAGACACCGTACCGTCTTCTAAACCATCCCACAATACTTCCTCCGTTTGTCTCTGCTCGAACGGGTCGTCTTCCAATAAAGATGTTAGGTCGTACAGCGGCGCGCACTCGTGCAATTTAACATCCCAATCCGTGTACTCTTCTATCACACCCCACAATTCAAGTGGGAGACCTTTCCAGCCGCCTAGACGTTTGTACTCGGTCATTGATGATTTGTAGTTTACGTACCTTAAAAGGCTTTTTATGGGTTTTATTTTTACACGTTCGCGACGAAAGGGCTCAGCGAACTTTTAATATTCCAGCATCCTTGACACGTCAGCGTACCCGCTTCTTTCGAACCTTGTCATGTCAGCGTGTCCGCCTTGTTCTAAGAGGCCAATAAAGCCAGCGACAGCGAAGACAGCGACATCGAGGCGGCCAGTGTAGGCGACGGCGAGGCTAGCGACAGTCAGGAAGAGCCCGACACTCGGCATCGGAGTGTGCTCGTCTTTTCCTGTTAAAGACAAAGTTGTCATTGCGTTTGTGTTTGAGTTTGCGTTTGTGTTGGTTTTTACCTACGGTAAAATCCGTGCTTGCGTTTACGTGCCTTAAAAGGCTTTTTATGGTTTTTTTGTGTGTTTGTATTTTTATGGGTTTTATTTTTACACGATCGCGGCGAATGGGATCAGCGAGTAATAGCAATAACTACAGAGCAGCGAACTTTATTCCGAATGTTACAAACCTCCTTCGTTTTTAGCGGCGTAGGTGGCATAAATTGGCACAGCGTAACACCAGGTCTGCTCGGTTTAGCGTAGTGGTGATTGTGAAGTGCTCCGGGTGTCGCATAACCCTTACCGTAGTTGTTATGGCAACCAGGGTGAGTGCAATGGTATCTTGTTCTTTTCCCGTTTTTTTCGTACAAAAAACGAGTGTGCTTGCCTTTTCCCGTTAAAGACAAGGTTGTCTGTGTATGTGTGTGTGATTCTGTCATAATGTGTTGTGTGTTGTGTTGCGTTGTGTGTTGTGTTGTGTTTACGTGCCTTAAAAGGCCTTTTTGTGGGTTTTTGGTTTTTTAAATTTTTCTAAGTTTTTAAGTTGTCTTTTTTAATCCATCTCCCGCAGTTTCTGGACCTTTTCCTCTATCGAATCGGGTCCCTGGTTCAGCTTCATAGTGGCAACCAGAGCATCGTAGAATTCGGCGGTCTGCGGAAGACCTTTGGGGAGACCCGTAGTGTCGGGCTCTTCGTCGCTGTCGCTGCCCTCGCTGTCGCTGTCCTCGCTGTCGCTGTCCTCGCTGTCGCTGTTTTTGTTGGCCTCTTCGATCGCGTCGATGAGCTCTTGTTTTTTCATAGTGCTGTAGCCGACTATCTTCAAGTCCTTAGCTTCCTGTTTAAGGACTTTCACCGTTTTCTTTACGGGTTCCTCCTCGGGTTCCTCCTCGGGTTCCTCCTCGGGTTCCTCCTCGAATTCCTCCTCGAGTTCCTCCTCGAACAGTGCCTGCGCTTCTTGGAGGCGTTCGCGAAGGTCCTCTTCCTCTCCATCGTTCGAGATGCCCCAGTCGTCACATCGGTCCTTCAGGTAGCTCTCGTCAGCCTTGTCCCACGACAACCCCTGAAGCATGTACGTGTTGTAGATGCCCTCCATGAGTGCGGAGATCTCTGCGTACGTTGCGCCGTTGAGCTGTGCCTGGGTGGGGAGCCAAGATGCCATTCTGTGTGTAATTGTGCGTATTCAGTAGTTATTTATAGTTTACTTGCCTTAAAAGGCGCTTTTTTGTGGGTTGTTGGTTTTTTAAATTTTTCTAAGCTTTTTATTCTTCATCGCTATCATTGTCATCCTTTGCCGCATTTTTCCGTGTTACAGGAGTTTCTTCCTCGTCGTCCCTCTCCTCCTCTTCCCGTCGCTTCCGCTCCTCCTCCTCTTCCTGTCGCTTCCGCTCCTCCTCGAGCGCGAAATCGGTGAATATCTCGAGACCGTGCGAGTTCTCTAACAGCAGTTGTGCTATCTTGTCAAGAACTGCGTGGTTCTGTTTATCGAACCATTGCCTCACTCCTTCCCCGGGAACATATCTGCGCTGCGCGCCATATCCTTCGCGGAAAGAGAGCATTCCGCTCCGCGCTAAGCGCAACTTCCGCTCCCAGTCCGTGAGGGCGGGAGACTTGGTGTTTTCGATAGTTGCCATTGTGTGTTGTTGTGTTGTGTGTCGTCTGTGTGTATATTTGGGAAGATACTGCTGACGAGTTTTAAAGCAGATTACAATGGTCTTTTTACGATACTTTTACGACACTTTTACGACTAACACCATAAAAAGACCATTGTAAAACACGGTAAAGATTAGAGGCCTGTATCGTACAAAAATACACACGTACGAAACAACACACGCACACACATGTCATACATCTGTAAAGGAGCCTTCGAACGGTTGCTCATGCACGAGAAGCCAGATGCTTGGCGAAGTCTGGTACCTACTTCGAAATCTAAGATAAGAACAATGGTGATGGTGCCAGCCGATGGAGAATTTTACCATATGGTCCAAAGGTTCGTGGATTACAACATCAAACGAAACCCCTTCTACCATTTGAATAAGGCGTTAGACATTTTCTCTAACGGATTTATGACAGACACGCAGTTCCATTCAATAAAGAAGAAGTGCGTGCTTGCCTACTGGAACGACTTTACGCAAACGTTCGAATGGATCGAGTGGTACAAGAATTACCTCTACCAAAAGGAGAAAGCTGAGGCGGTTAATAAGTTCGGAGACGACATCATTAAGAACTACATCAACAAGCAGAAAGAGGAGTTGGCGGCAGGATGTTCTAAGCTGGTCTTCAAGAGCGGTGCGCAGATTCCAGACGAGGTCGAAGCGCAAATAATGGAGTATATGGGATAAAACACACACAAAAAATACAAAAATACAAAAAATACAAAAAAAACAAAAAAAAAGCCTTTTTAAGGCACGTAAACTACAAATGACGACCGAATACGAACGTCTAGGCGGCTGGAAAGGTCTTCCAAACGACCTTTGGCTAAAAGTTGAAAGCTACACGCAATGGGATATAGACAGGTATCACTGCGGGCCGCTTTACGACATTCAAGCTTTGTGGGAAATTTCTCAGGACGAGGAACGAAGCACAAAACAGATTTTGGAGGAATACGTCAAAGATGGTATCACGGATTACAGGGAACTTCAAAAGGTGGCGATGGCAATAGGCGTCTCGGGGAGGGATAAGGCCCATATGTTAGTAAGAAATATCTCTAACAAGGTTCCAAATTACGAGATTCATCGGAATTTGAAAGAAGCCGAAATAAAGGTATTCAACGAAAGCGCAAAGCGTGCCGCGAAGATGGAGAGGGAAGAGCTGTCTAAGCTTTGGGATATAAACAACAAGTACTACGGCAGCTTCTGCTTCAAGAAAAACTGGCTTGAAGCAAAAGAATCCAAGTTCGACGACGACTACTTTAAAAACTTCGTCGATACTCTGAAAAAGTGCTCTATCGAACAACCAAGCAAATTCCGACTCTTCGCCGAGAACTTCTTGCCAGAAACTTCGGTCATCAAGATGTCGAAGTTTGGAGACGAATGGCATTTCCGCATTAACCACTCCAGCATAGATTACTACAATTCTCAAAACAACTTCGAACTGGCCAAACTCATCTACTTCTTTGGAAAACAGCTTATGAATTTCCCGAAAGCCGCTCACCGCCTATAATAACTTGATACACAACCCCACACCCCTTAAAAGGAGAACACTTTTTAAGGCCAGTATACATAAAACAACAATGACGACAATTCCCACCGCACACCTCGTGCCATACGAGTTAATCAACAAAATACTGCTGCTAAGACCGATACATCCTGCCGCCGAAGCAATCAAATATTCGATGTACAAGGTCTGGTCGAATAGCGACCAAGAGAATAAGATATTTCAAGTGATAGGCAATCACTTTGCCGTTTGCATTTCGGGGAATTCGTATATTTCCAATGGAGAGGTGTGCATTTTGGACGAAGACGCCAAGTGCAACTTGCCGTTTGCTCGGAGCGGAATGGAACAGCTGGAATTGGTGAATGAATCTTACGATAAAGCACCCTGGTTTAATATGTAAAAATTAAAAAATTAAAAAATTAAAAAATTAAAAAATTAAAAAATTAAAAAATTAAAAAATTAAAAAATAAAAAACACTTTTTAATTAATTTTATATTAAAATTTTTTTGACTTTTCGATTGCTTTTGAATTCCACTTCTCCTATATTTTCTGTTTTAACTACGTTTGCGAGAAGCGTGTAAATAACAGATAAATTACTGTGATGTTTGTGCTTTTTTGTTGAGTTTTTGGTGTATTCTGCCGCAATTTTAAAGTGTTTTTCTTCGGGAGCCATATTTTCGGGCATCATCAAAATCACGTGGGGAGAAGAAAAACTCTCCAAATGAAACCAGTATATAATTCTATTCGGAAGTTCTTGCAATTTTGCAGAATACATATCTATCAAATTAAAATTATCCTGCGCGTTTTGTCCCGCCGCAACGATTATGGGTTCCGACCCATCTACCAATATTTCAAAACTTTTCATTTATATTTAAATAATAAATAATTTTAAATATTTATTTAAATTAAATGTCAAAATGCTTCAGAAAAGAAATTAAATATTATGGAAGTGGGATTTTCGATTCTTTTATAGATATGACATACGTTATGACTATGGAAAATGCAAAAGAAAGACATCAACAAATAAAAGACCAACTGGAATATTTCAAACTTACAAAAAAAGCAACATTCATATACAACACGGGATTCAAAAAATGCGACAAAATATACTGCACACCTAAGAAATGCGAAAAAATTAACGATACATTCGTAGATCTACTTCATGCAATACATAACATTCACGACGACGCGTTGAATAACGGGTACAACAACATTCTTCTATTGCAAGACGACGCCGTAATTTCTAAAGAAATACTAGAACCTGAAGTGGCCGAGAATCTTGATAAATTAGTTAAAGATTATAAAAATAAGCCTCTTTTACTAAAATTGGGCGTTATACCTGTTATTACTTCGTATTATAATAACCACTTCAGAAAAGTACTACTATCCGGAGGTGCTCACGCCATTATTTACAATAAGATCGGAATGAACAAAATGAAATACAGCAAAACTGAAAGTCGAGACGACGAAACAAAGCAGCACATTGTATTTTCTAACAAACAATTAATGTATAAAAAACCTCTAATAAGCCAAATTTACGAAGAAACGGACAATTCAAAAACGTGGGGCGCTCGCGTAAATTTTGAAAATGTTATATTAAAATCTACTGTTCAAAAGTTTTCAAATTTTATAATAAAATTTTTTCTTAGAAGTTTTAAACTTAATAGCCACATAGAACCTGGAACCACGTTTTTGTACAAATATCACAACTACATCAGCGCGTCCATTATATTAACTATAATAACACTTGCATACTATATTTTTCGCCTATTTTTCCGAACAATATCAAGTTTTATTCCAATAAAAAAAATAAAACGCTTATTTTAAAATGATAAGATATTGGTCAGTTTGGAACTTCTTCTGGTGGCTAAATCAAGAATACAAAGGAAAAAAATTCGAAGGCCCTCTTAAAACATCCATATTTATGTGCAGCACAATCGGCGGCTTTTTTATGCACGTTTATCCCCGCACATTCACACCTAGAATCGGGCCTTACGAATTCAAATTTCCAAAATGGAAACTCATTATAGGCGACTTATTAATTCACCAATTCCCACTCTACAGAATGATTTGCCAAAACTACACTTCTAACGTGTGCGGAATTTATCTACTCCTACCAGCCCTGACAAATATATCAATAACAAAACTAAGATCCATCAACGCAGACCAAATTTACGACATCAAATACAAACACGTCCTAATATCTTGTTTGGGGGTTTTCTCCGCTTACGGAATGTTTTCCCACAAAAAACATATAGTAAAATACATTCAAGCTTCTATGAGCTCGTACGGGACCCACAGATCCCTTCTTCTGTCGTAAAAACAATTCGTCAATTTCAACGGGCGTTCGTGTTCATCTTGCGCAGGAGGTTGAACTGTTACAATTGCGTTATTCAGAAATATTCTCCGTCGAATGCCTATTTCGTATCCCGTAGCCAAAGATAAGAGTGCGATAATTGTGCATCGCAAGTATATACGCATTTTCTTTGTAATTAACTTTTATATTTTTATGGTCTAAAAATAATTTAAAAACGTTACTCTTAAATATTAAAAATGCAGTGCCAACATATTATTCAATGCTGGTTATATACTATGACAATATTTTGGCTTATTGTAATATGGACTATTCCATCGGATAAGCTCGAACGGGCGCGTAAAATTATGTTCAAACGCGGCGTTTATTGATTATTGCTATCTATTGCCATCTATTAATAAAATATAGAAAAAAATAAAAACTGATATCCCAAAACAAACATTTCCCGCGTTCCTTTTCGCCACTCTGCAACGATCTTCGAAATTACATCCATTCAATTGTATCTTAATCTTTTCCAACAAATTCCTGTCAGGCTCCGTTATAATGTCGTTTCTACACTGCGGACACCTATTATCCAACGTTTTTCTAATGTCATCTAAACAATATTTACACATCTTATACTGGCATTCTATTTCCTTCTCGGTCATAGAATTTCCGCACGTGTATAAATATTTACGTTCTTCCATACAAACATCACACGGCGTAATTTCTGACATCAGTTTAGAATCAAGCATCTTTATTTATTAAACTTCATAATTTTTAAGACTGTTCCTGGTCCCCATATTTTTTTAGCCATTTGTTGTATAATAAAATTCCAATATCACCAGAACCAGAATATATATACTGTTCTCCGTATTTTTCTATATTTTTTATTTGTTCTATAAATACATTATAATCCTGTTTGTGTATTTCGTTGCCTACATATTTAATAAAAGGTAAAAAGATTTGCGTTAAACATTTTATTATATTCTTAACGATAGCATTTTTCATAGGAAAAACCGCAGACCCTATATATCTAGTATGCGTATCATTTATAGGTATATGCATTGAAAATGCGGTATTTATTGTATCAATTATATATGTATAGTAAGGGCTTATAAAAAGAAAATCCACTGTTTTAGTTTGATCATGTAAATATAACCCCGATCTAAATCCAGTTTCATTAAACCATATTGTTTTAGAAGAAAGATTTATAAGACCTCTCCCAGTATATCTATTTAAAAATGGAATCATATTATGATGTAAATGATCGGCGTGAGTTCCATCGAGACCATTTTCTAGTGAAATTTTTTGAGGAACATTTTCAAGGGATATATACCAGGGAAATTTATAATGCTGTTCTTCTAAAACTTGAATAAATGGTAATTCATTATCATCAGTATCATCTATCCACAATAAATCGTATTTTTCTTTAATATAGTAATTTTTAACAGAAAATATGTTTTTATT